TACTTGTACTTCGCCAATGCTACGCCTACGTCGGTAAGGTCTACCTCCGGGTTACTCGCCCGTAGCGCATCGGCGCGGGCTACGATGTCAGCGTTCTTCTTGTTCGGCTTGATCCCCATATCTTCGAATAGCGGGGAGACAGCTGGCGCAGGTGATTCCGCAGCAGCAACCGGCTGTGCTGCGGGTGATGCGATGACCTCGCCTGGTGCGGGTGGTTCCGGTTGAACCGTGGCGGGTTCTGTCTTCTCTGCTGTGGACGCTTTTGGCGCAACCAAGTCTTTCGGCTGTAGCTCTGGCGGAATATCGGATACTACAGGCTGCGCGGGGGCTTGGGTACGTTCACCATGTATTATGTCGGCCATGTAGCGAGCCATGTCGAACCCAGGGGTGCCAGGTACGTTAGCACTCACGGGCTGCGACTCCGGCGGAACGATAGGCTCAGATGGCGTCGGTTCGGGGTTCTGGGTATCAGTACCAGCAACCAAGTCCTTCGGCTGCAACTCTGGTGGAATATCGGGCGCTACAGGCTGCGCGGGGGGTTGAGTACGTTCGGCGCGTATCTTATCGGCCATATAACGGGCCATGTCAAACCCAGGAGTTCCCGGTATGTTGGCACCCGCGGGCTGCGCCTCCGGTGGCTTAGGCACGGTGATGGCTGGGGTAGCGTTAACCCGTACACCGTAGCCGACTATATTATCGGTTTTGGCTTCGGGGTCGAACATCCTTTCAGTGACTGGGACAGACTCCGCAGCACTCAGACCGTTAATCTTGATAAATGCGTCAGACGCTGTGGGAGATGAAAACAGCGAACCGTTTTCGTGCGTCATGATCGACGAGCCGTCAGCCAGCGGTGTTACGCCGGTAGGTACATTATTACGGGCACGGTACTCCATCGCAGCGTGCGGCACGCCCATCAAGGCACCTGTAGCCAGGTCAGCCGCATTGGGAAGCCAGTCACGTTGCGCGCCGTTATTTTCGCCAGTAGCCAAGTCTGCCGCGTAGTCAATGGCTGTACCAGCGGGTTTGAAAGCCGCCATAGTCCCGGCGCCCTGAACCATCCGCTTACCTATCGCGCCAGCCGTATCCGCTGCAGCCGGAGCAAATACATTACCGACATATGGGAGCTTGGACAGAACTGCGTTTCCGCTACCACCTACGACTTCACCTAGGGCTGAGTTTAGCGCACCTTGCCCGACAGCCTTGAGCTGGGCATTACGCAAGCTGTCACCTTGGTCAATGGCGCCGGTGCCCGCATCCCACGCACCCTGTGCGGCAAAAGCACCTAGACCCGCTATGGGGTTGGCAATACCCATCGCAATAGCCGGGGCCATGTGAGTTAGCCCCTGAGCGACCTTGCCTGCTGTGGTTCTCGCCTGGTAGTTGTCAGCTTCATTGGCCTTCATGTTGTCGTGAACGATACCCGCAGCGGTATCGTCGTTCACCAGACCGAGCGCACCGCCCAGCGATGCGCCTAGATTTAGAACTGACCTTCCAAGGCGCCGACCTTCAGCGGGAACTGCCTGCGCGATGTCGGATAACGCACCTACCTTGGTAGCCGCAGGCTTAAGGTACGCATCCGTCCAGTCACCGGCAGGCGCGTCGTTAGTAGCCGCAGGCTTAAGGTACGCATCCGTCCAGTCACCCATATCTTAGTTCCCTTGAGGTTTACGGGAGGCTTCCACCATTTTTCTCAAACGGTCTAGGCCGAAATGACGCACAGTTTCGACGGGCATAACGAACTCGCCTGTGCTCAGCGCAGCAGGACGATGTCCGTCAATCACCGCAGGGATTGAATCAGATTTACCGTCTCCAGGACCTAGTACTTGGCTCCCCCCTACGGGGATCGCACCTCCACTGGAGTAGCCCACGTTTTTGTACTTGCGAAGCAATGCTTCTGTTTCAGGATCAGAGGAATGCACCTCCGCCGTAGGTTGGTTCGGCGGAACATACGCAACGCGCTGTGGGGCAGTCTGCTGGTCTATCTGCCGCTGTAGGTTATCGCCCCGTATAGCTGCCGTTGTCTGCGGCATGAACTTCTCGCGCAGCCAACCAGCTACTCCACCGCCGTCGGCGTAACCGTCAACGGGCTGGTCGTTCCATACGGCGCCTCCATCGGAGAAACTCTGCGGCTGATTCTGCGGTGCAACCGCTCCACCATAGGGGCTCTGCGGCTGGCTCTGCTGCGCAACTGCTGCCTGTCTCAACGCGCCGAAGTCCTCGAACGACACCGGCGTAGCCCCCATCTGCTGCGCCATAACCGCATAGCGCCGGTACTCGCTAACCAGTGGGTGAACCTGCTGCATGGGGTCTTGTGCTGGGTTCTGGATTGCGCCGCCTTGAGCGTAACCGATGGGGCCGCCTTCAGCGAATTTTACAGTGTCCAAGAGTATTTTTTGCTGCTCGGGTGTTTTACTGAGAAATACCGGGTCTCGCAGCATTTGCTCGCGGCTCGTAGGCGGGGTACTGCTTGGGGCGCGCTGGTACGTAGAGTTAAGAGCAGCGGTCGCGGGGACGAGAGATTCACTCTCGGGTAAGCCTGTTCCCGGCGCATACTGTTTGATTGCGACCGGCGGCAGGCTTGCGTATATCAGTTGCTGAAGGTGCGTCAACCCCTCCTCGCGTGTTTTAGGATTCGGATCGCTCATAATGCGCTGCTTCAGCGCATTCAGAGATTGAGTATATTGGTTCGACAGATCAAGACCTTGCGCTTGAGATGTATTTAGTGCCCCACGTGCGATGGCATCATATGCATTAGCCGGCAGCATTGGGTTAGTATCTTGGAGACGTTGCAATCCTGCGATGCGATCCTGCTCCGTTCCACGAGCTTGATTGTACCCATATTGGGTAACGTCCTGCCCCCGCAGCGCTACATCATTAGCCCGCAGGTTGTTAAGCGCGGTCAGAGCCATATTTCTTTCATACGGGGACTGTGCATTAGCCAGCATACGCTGCGCCCCCCAATAGGCATCCTGGTCGCGCTGAGCGCGAACGTTATCCGGGTTATAGTTGCCCGAAGCGGGACTGACGTTTAGATTCTGTATCGCGCCGGGGTTGCCTTGGCGGTAGTCATTGATAGATTGACCCGGCAGTACGTTTTTCCAGTCGGCAGCGGCCTGATTCCATTGTGCGTTGGTGGCGTTGCCCCCATTTGGGTTGTCCGCAATATCACGATAACGATCAGCGTTAGGCGCGCTAAAAGGCTGGGTAGTTGGCACCGCCGATGGGCTTGGTTGCGCAGGAGTGTTTCTTGTACCAGATGTACCAGATGTACCAGATGTACCAGATGTACCAGATGTACCAGATGTACCAGATGTACCAGATGTACCCCCTACAACAGGGGCATCCCACGTACCCGATGCACCTCCTACAGCAGGGCGAGGAGACTGTGCCTGCGGCGCAGATTGCACCGCCGGTCTAGGTGTATCCTCTATAGTAAATAAATCCGATATATCCGATATAGGACGCATACCGCCGCCTGCTTGCAGCGCGCGTCCAGGGTATATGTATGAGTCGCCCATATGCTACCTCACCTCGGTTGTTTTCCCGTCCAGTTCTGCCGAACCATTGGGTTATTGTTTAGTCGTGTTCTGTAATATTCGCGGTTAGCTTCTAGTAGACGCTGAGACCACGTTTTCAGGAAATTCTGGGCGGCGTTGACGTTGCTACCGTCCGGGTCGTTGTTATTCAAGCAGCGATAGACCGCAAACTCAGCTAAATCCAAATGGTACTGTTCCGGAATCTCGGGAGCTACTGTGTCGGATATCTTGGTCAGAGGAAGGCGAGAAACGCGCATAACAATCGTGTAGACCTTATCCGGCACGGGGTACAGCCTAATTTTCCCTTGGGCTTCGTCCTGAGTAAACAGCAATGGAATGCCGGTACTATCAGCTAGGTGGGTAGGTATTACTTGGCGTGTGCGGCTGAGCAAATCGTTAGGTTCTGTAACGATGCGCGCTGAGTTTACCATCAAAATCTTTGGGTCTAAACCGTAGCTACTTACGCCAACTTCGGTATCGAATGTCGTGAGATCAGATTCATCGTCCAGCAGTGCGTAAGTCCGGCGGCAGAAACGCTCTTGGGCTTCATTGAGGTAGCGGTAGATCAGGTCGTCAGACCATAGGTAAGGCTGCGCAATGTCGCGCAGCATGTCGATGCGAATAGTATCGAGAAGGTCAGCGCCGAGCATTATTCGTGGGCATCAAGCAGAGCATCGAGGTCAACGTCCTCATCGGCGGCTTTCTTTTTGCCGCGTGCAGCTTCAATTTTGTTTTCTTCTTCTCCTGCAACAACTTCTTCTGCAACAACTTCTTCTGCAACAACTTCTTCTGCAACAACTTCCATATCACCGCGTGCCAACAAAGCGGGGGTACTTATGTAGAGATCGCCTGTGGGTTTGTGTCGGAGCATTGCCATAGTATCGTCCTCAAGGAATTAGGGGGCAGGGGCCAGGGGCCGAAGCCCCTAGCGGGTGTGTTACAGACCGATCGTCCAGCCAAAGGCTTTCAGGCGAATCTTGGCCCCGGTCAGGCCGCCAGCAGTTACAGCCAGCACGTCGATGGTGTCGGCAGCGGCATAGTATTTACCGGCGGTGTAGCCCGTAACGGTATTGGGCGTACCTTCGGTCAACGTCAGCGCGGTGCAACCAGAGCCAAGCGAATTAGCCGAAGTAGACGGCACAAAACCAGACGTATTAACGCCGTCACCCACCGCGAAGTTACGTGCGGCGCCTTCAACAACTTCCACTTCCCATACTACGCCTTGGATGAACGTACCGGCGGGGATGGAAAGAACCTCAGCCACATCATTCTGAGCCATAGGCACCGAGGTTCGGGTGCAGTCGAGGAAGCCTTCAACCACAACCGGGGCCGGAAAACCGGCAGCGTTGGACCCGCTGTAGGACACAATAGGGCGCTGGTTCGGGCCGCCGTAGTTTACAATAGTCGTCATATCTGAATCTCCTTTGAGCAGGGAGTAGCTAACTACTCCCTATATTATCACATTACGCTTTGTAGGCGTACATCGCGGCGATGGCTTCCGGTTTGGTGACCTTGTAACCATACACGTTCAGGCCGCGCATGATATCACCGAAAGTGCTCTCAGCGCGCAGGGTTTCTACCTTGGTAAGCTGAGTAGCGAACGAGATAGCGTCGCGGGTGCCGGCGTACATGGTGTACGCTTGCACAGAACCATCGGTTACACGCGGCAGCAGGTTGGACGAGTAAATCGTGAAACGATCAATGGTTCCGAGACGACCATTACGCAACACAGAAGAACCGTCACCAGTCAACGATGCATCCTTCAGGTCAGATTTTTTAAGCAGGGCCGCCATCCACGTAGGGATAACGATCCAGCGTCCAGTCTCAGGAACATTCTGCTCATCCAGCACCAGGCCCAAGTCAACGATAGAATCAATGACATTAACCTTGGTCATAGCCAGGGGGGCGCCGGTAGCACCCAGATTGATGTTGCCGGACAGACGCCCGGCAGTTGCGCCCTTATTGGTAGCGGCCACATCGGGGGTAAGAGCACCGAGCACGTCGGTATCGACGGCGATCTTCATCTGCTCTGCAGCGTCCGCAGTCCAGATGTTCATGGCGTTGAGGTCTTGCTGCACATGCTGAATATCGTCGAGGATCACAGACCAGCTCTTACCCTTGTCGATAAGCAGCTCAATGTTGTTACTGGTAGGACGCTGCAAAGCCAGAGTCTGGCCCGACACGTAATCGCTGATGGTGAGGGTAGGGATAGTGCGAATCTTGACTTTATCGCCTTGCCCCTTGATTTCACCTTCCCAATCATGGTTGGTAATCTGCGCCAGAACGGTGGCATCGTAGTATTTGGCCTGAAGTTTGGAGGACCAAATCTCCGGGATAAACGTACCCGAATAACTCGGGGTTCCCGCAACGGTTGGAAATGCCATTGTAAATCTCCTTCAATACGTTAAAAGATACTACCGCAGTCTGCTGCTACCCACGGGTAAACCGCCCTTCTGACTGCGCTTTGAATAGGTCTGCTTCGAGAGACTGAAACTTCTCCGGCGTGAGCCTGCCAGTACGATGGTCTTCATATAGACGGTTAATGTCTGCCGCAGTCCAGATTTTCCCGGTTGGGGTATCTGCTGGTGCAGGAGTAGCCTTGGATTTGCCAGGGGCCACGAAGTTGGCTGCGCTTGCTGCCGTGGTTGGTTTCACCGGGGCTGTGCGTGCTGCGCCTGTAAACTTCAGATAACCATTAAAAAACTTGGCTGTCTTAGCCAAATCCATATTGCTATACGCCGCATTGAGCGGCTCCAACATACCGTACTCGTTTAGCCATGCAGTAAACCCTGGCTCAAGGTTGATCTCACGCCAATTAGGAACCGCCGAATCCAGCTTGCTTTCGAACCGCTCTACCGCTGAAGTCACGGTGGCTTCCGCCACTGTATTTACTTGCCGGTTAAGCTGCTCGATGTTCGCACCAACTTCACCTTTCAATTTCGCAAGCTCCTTAGCGGCAGTTTCTTGTGCCACCCGGCGCATTACGTCGATCAGGTCTCCGCCAAAAGCCTCTTCGTCAGCAGAACTGACCAAGGGGGCCGCAGCGGGTTGGGTCTGAGCGCTTGCTTTAAGCTGCTCTACGGACTGTGTAAGCTGTGCGACAAGGGCACGAAGCGAGTCGTTTTCCCTGTTGCGCGCTTCAATCATTCCAGTCAACGTGCGATACCGTTGCTCGGAGGTGCTCAATTCTTCTCTTAGCTTGTCCAGTTCCCCATTATTGGCGGAACTGTCTGCAATTGTTTTAGCGTCAGAAACGCCCTGGTCGTCAATTGGCTGCACCAGTTCAGGGGTGTTAGCGGCTTCGCTTTCCACGACTGGCTCGGCATTATTGGCCGTATGCAAGTCCTGAATTACACGATCTGCTTCTGCTTCCATCTCTGCTAACTTCGAAGGGTTCACAACTATCTCCTATCGGTGCCGGTACATGCTCTCCCAGAAAGGGTGCAGTACATTCAGGCTCTCCGTAATTTGTCGATTGTCTCAGGGGACTTGGCTATCAGTTCCAGTATCTCTTTCAGAACTTGGGCCTTCCCCTGAATGATTCGCAGCTCTGTTTCGTCGCGCTGCATCACCGCTGAATCGCGGTACGCTTCCAGACTGGCGGATAGCCAGTTGGTTAGTTCCGTGTCGTGCCGGATAGCATATAGCCTCCCCAGCACGGGTTCGTTCGGCTTAATCATTAGGCCGCGATAGCAACCGACTTCCAAGTTCCTGGAGTGCCAGCCGTTACGCAGACCCAGCAATAAACTCCGCCTGCGGTAGGGGCGGTATTGATAACGGTATCACCTACGCCCCAATTACCAGTGGTAGGTGCCGCAGGGCCGTAAGAGCGGCGCGCGCCCGTGGGGGTGATAAGTGTATTTACCGATAGTTCCTCACGTCTTGACATACCAACTTCTCCTTAACATTTCTTGGATTTAACGGGGCCACCTTTTTTGAAGGCGGGAGTCATTGCCTCATTGGCCTCGGCCTTCTTACGGGCACCGGGTGACAACTTGAGTTCCTTCATTTCACCTTTTTTGGGCTCAGACTTTTCAGCCGGGCCTTTCTTCCCTTTGCCAAACAAAAACGCTGGTTTCGTTGCCATAGTCATATACTCCTGTAATAGCATTATGTCAAATATACTAACAAGCTACGAGGGCTGTCGCAGGCTGCTTGGCCCAAAATTGTTAGTCACCGCACTACCGTCCTGCAACTGCACCCCACCTGGAGCAGGAGGTTGCCCCGCTCCCTGTTGCTGCTGTGCCGCTTGCGCGGCGTCATTCTGTTGCTGCATCGCCTGGAGCTGAGTTCGAGAAGGGATGATACGATTAACGTCGATATCCAGGCCCTTGGCCACTTCCCTCAGCACCTCCGCGCGACCTTCCACACCAACGATCTGCATATCGTTCGGATTGTTAGTCGATGTCAGGAACTCGTTTCTACGCAACTGCAAAGACTCAAGCTGCATCAAGCTGGTAGCACCAGAGGCCACGACCTGAGCATCTCCCTTGATCGACATATCGGGGTCAAACAGCATATTGTAGTTATACACCGAAGTAAGCATCGGGGTTAGCACGTTCGTGTCGATCGCAGATACGATACCCTTTAGCCCCTTGTTCGCGGCGTTCATCATCATAGACATACCTGACGCGGAACGGCCAACACCTCCGGTAGGGGACTGGCCCGCCATGACGCGAGGAACCATTGAAAAGTCGTCAGCTAGGTCGTAGAATCGGTTAAGAACTACCAGTAGGTCGTTCACATTCGACTGGGGCTGAAAGAACTCAAGCGGTCGATCGGCATTGTTACCGTACTCGCTGTTAACCAGTTGCACGATCTGCCACGGACGGAGCGTCGTTAATTCCTCACCGGGGGCCAGACGGTCCACGTTGACACCAAGCATCGGGCCACTAGCCATTCCCATGTTATTCACCAGTGAACGCACTGCGGCGTTGACCACGCCCTGCACGTCATCGAGCAAATCTACCAGACCATTACCCCAATAAGAGCCTGGAACGGTCTGGTAGCTGGCCTTGTAATACGGACGTTTCTTGAGGGGGTCTGGGTTGAGTTGCGCCTTGATGACCCACCGGCCTATCAGCCACACCGTAGCTTCGTAGTCCTTATCCGGGTCGTCGATCATGGACTCGTCCATGCCCCACTCTAAAAGATCACGTCCCCGTACCGGGCCGTGGAACTCCAGGCACTCGATGTCAACATTTCCCGGAGTCTGGCTGTTCAGCAGGGTATCATTGATGGCATTTTTCTGGTATTCGGGGCTGATACCAAGCCAATTAATAAGGCCGCCCCTACCGTACTCTTCCAGCACTGCCCGGATGGCGGCTTCATCAAAACCAGGAACGCCAATCAAGGAATATAGGTCGTCGCGGGAATATGGAAGAATCTCGCACATCGAACCGTCCTGCGGATCGGTGGCCCCCGGCGAAGGATAAATACGGAACGGGTCTACGCGCTCGAAATCCATACCGATGGACTCTTCTACCCTTGGTGTCCAGGTTCCACCTTCGGAGTTCCACACCACCGTAGAACGCTTACGCAAAACAGGTGCCTTGAAGTGCGCTGCGGGGTACGTAACCAGGTCGTCCAAGAAGTCCGCGAAAGCAGCCGCCCAGCCTCCCTCGGCCATTTGATCTTCTATCTTACTAGCCATTCGCTCCGTAGTTTCACGAGCGCTCTCGTTGATGCGCTCAGTCTCGGCATCACGTAACGCATCCATACGGGCAGCCACGTCCTCCTGTGCCGGGGCTTGGCCTGTGGCGGCGAACGCCTGTGCAATTTCCTGACCAACCTGTGCCTTGATCTTATTGAGCGAATCGTCCGGCAGAGAAGGGATTGGAGTGGGCTTGAGCGTCCACGGCATGTCGGTTTGACCAAGGTACACGTCTTTAAGCCACGCAGCGGCAGTGCGGCACTTGTTGTCCGTGATACGCGCGTACTCCTCTGATCCGCCAAACTCCTTAATGGCTGCTTCCTTGGCGGGGTCGTACTTACCTTGGCGAGCGCGCTGCGCGGACAACAATCTTTCCGTGATAACCGTTTTAGCGGCGCGCGCCGATTCCCAGCACCCCATCACATGCCCTGCTAGCCCCCGTAATACCGGCTGGTTATTGTTTTCCTCAGCCGCCTGCCGCGCGGCAGCCTCCTCCTGCCGCACAAGGTCTGCGTTAGAAGCTATGCGTAATAGCCCGCCAGAGGCACTTACAGGTATCGCACCACTCATGTCTTAAACTCCGCTATTACCCAGTAATCATTTCAACTGTTGCACCGAGCGCGCTAATACCTGCCATTGCAGAACCCGCCATGCTTGAATACACGTTCGCAGCGTTAACCGCCACGCTTGCGGCGTTTGTCATATAGCTATTATACGCGGAAGCCGTAGCTAGCACGTTCTTATTGTCCGCATCCCGCACAGCAATAAGCGCTGACTGGTTAGCCGCTGCCGCCTGTATATTCGCCTTCGCCCGCGCCTCTTCTGCATTCGCCCTTGCCACATATCCCTGTAGAGTAGTCGCAAACGATTCAACCTCAGCCTTGGCCGACGCACTTGCCCCCTGCACCTGGGCTATATATGCTTGAATCGCCGCTTCATATGTTTTAAGCGCCCCTTCATTTCTGGCCGTTACGCCTTTGATCTCTTCCGCCCAGGCAGAAATACGTGTCTTGTACCCATCTACCTCGGCTGCGTAGGCCCTGACTTGCTCACCATAGGCTTGTTGCTTGGCGGATTCCCCCTGTACCCGCGCAATAAACCCTTGCCACTCTGCTTGTTTAGCCCCGACTTCAGCGGAATACGCGCTAACTTCCGCTCCGAAAATATCGACCTTCAGTTTCTCTACCTGAGCTCGCGCCACCACCCCATCTAGTTGGGCTTTGTACGCATTGGCTAAGGCACCATAGCCGTTCATCTGCGCCGTGAAAGCTTCTACGCGCGCTTGATCGACGTGCACTTGCGCTTCAATCCCTCTGATCTCTGCCTGGTATACATCGTATATCGCCATCGCAGCTCGCAGACGAGTTTCGTATACCTGAGCCTCGGCCTTGTAAATCTCAATGCGCACAGTAGCGAGCTTCACCATCGTGTCGTACAGCGCAATTGCGGCAGAGAGTACGTCTCGGGCGTATTCAATGGCTTGCCCGTTGATCTGCACCAGACTTGACAGGAACGACGCCGCCGCTTGCAGCACTACGCCCCGCAAATTAGCAGATTGAGTCATAGCAAACTGAATATTCTGCTGCTCCATCTCAGCTTGCTTGATGGCAATATCCATCGCAGCGCGGGCGTTATTGTCTGCTGCTGCTTGCCGCGACTGAGCAAGTGCGCTGTACTGCGCGCCGCCAGGGATGGTGAAGCCCCTACTGGCGCCTTCCTTCATGATCTGGTCACGCGATTTAAGGTACTCAGCGTTGGTCTTGTCACGTGCCCTGTTGTAGATAGCCTGCTCTACCTCTATCGGTAGCGCGGTGCCCCCCGCCATATATTTGGAGAGCTTGGCTTCCAGCGCAGCCATCTGCGCGCTGTATTCAGGGTTAATCTTACTTAGGTGCGCATCTACCGCCGCATCCAAACTGTTACGCATGGAGACGGACATACCCGCATAGTTTGCCGCGAATCTTGCTTCGAAGTCGGTAGGCGCTTCTATGCCGGTATCTGGAGCAACTGCGGAAAATTCAGGCAGATGGACTGACGGTGCAGGGGGTACAGTGATAGACACCGGTTGCGGCGGCACAAAGTTCAGGTTCGACAGCGCAGCAGGTGGAGGAGGAACAGTGGGCCCGTCCGGTGAAGGAGGTGTCTTGGTAAACGGCCTCATTTCGCTCGGGTAGAGTGGTTCGTCGAACCGCGGTGGTTGCGCAGTTAGGCGCGGAGCGTCCCCGTAATCGGGAGGAGGGTTCGGGTCTGGCGTAGGACGCGGACCAAAATCTTTGTTCGGCGGGGTGTAATGTTGGCCGTGGAACTCCGGAGCATCACCAAGGTTGAAGTCCGACCCTATCTGCATGTATGGAATGTCGCTGGTGCGCGGCGCCTGGTACGACGACAACCGTCCAAGCGCCTCATCTATGGCCGTAGCAGCCCCTAGGCGCATGTCCTGCGCAGCGGCTATGGCATCGGATATAATTGCGGATGCATCATTTGCCATTAGACAGCCCTCACTGTAGGTGTAACCTGCACGCTGATCTCATCCAACTCAAACGATCCGCCATTTATGTTCTTCACATCCAAACTATAGTACACGCCTTTGATTCCTTTCCCTATGGTCGTCCGATGGTTTGTATTTCCCGGCACTTCACCCCAGTAGGAATCGTACTCATAGGTTACACCCTCATCGGGAGTTACACCTATTGTAACACCTCCGTCGCTACGGCCTGAAGCATATATATAAGGAAGCCGTTTATAGTTCTTGACGCCAAAATCTGTTTGGAAAGTCTTGATGTGCGCGCTAATGGGAACGGTCAGGTCTAGGTTGCCACCGATCAGGAATACACCATCTGACTTCACCCCATAATAGCTGCCACCAAAGCGCAGGATGTTGTCGAACGGGTAGTTGGTATAGTGGCTAACTGCGCCCGTTGTGAGGTTGATCGCGTAGGCTTCGTATGTGACGGCAACGACATCACCACCCAATGCATGCGCGGTAAGCGCCGGGAGTGTAATCCATGCCTGACCCGATGGCGCTGCAGAAAGAGCCGGTAACACTACATCCGCACGCATGAGTGCTTCTGTCGTAACGGCTGCGATACCAGTCAAAGCCGGTAGAACTGCTGCCGCCTCAGCTATACCACCGACGATACCAGACCCTGAAGCCTCTAAGGAGGGGAGCGTACCCAGTGCTTGGCCGCCACCAAACGCCTCTGCTGTCAGCGCAGGCAGGGTTCCTGCCGCATTTGAAATTCCGCCTACAACCCCGGATGCCAGTCCAGACAAAGCTGGCAAAGTAGCGTCGGCGCGCATAGTTGACTGCACCGTTCCGGTAACGGTTGCTATGAGAGAGGGTAGCGCTGCGTTGACATATGCTCCGCCGAATACCGCACCTGTCAGCGCGGGAAGTGACGCGGTTGTTCCAGTAAGCGGCTGGCTGGTAATTACTGCACGCGCACCAAGAGCCGGCAGTCTAGCGTTTACCCAGCTGATGACCGGAAGCTTAAAGCCAATCCCTATCAGCGGGTAAAGGTAGTTGCTGGAAGCGCCGTATCGGTGGTCAGACGCCAGCCCCAGCATAGGGTACATTAGCGCAAATTCGGAACTTGAACCCGTCGTGTCAACAAGCCCGTGACCGTAACCCGTTATGGGGCACATAGAGTTATCAGCATATGCTACGTCAGGGGTCAACAGCCCGCCGGTTCCAAGCGACGTAAGCGGCTGCATGCTGTTCGAACTGGAACTATATGACCCTTCATAGGCGTAGGTTCCAAGCGGCAAGAACGAGGCCCTGCTATATGCAAAATGCGGGTTTGCGGAGACGCCACCTGACCCGGCCAACGTCGCATGTGCCTTCGCCGTCCGCGTGGCGGATACCGTCACCCCGCCTTTTCCAGCCATCTTGACGCTTGCGTCGATATGCCCGTTCAGCCGGGCGTAAACGACTGCGCCACCCATGCCTGTAAGCGTTGCGTTCGACACAGCGGGGTCGAACCTCAAGTCGCCCGTGCCCGCCGACGAGGCGGTTGCTGGGACGATCGTCCCAATGGTGGCGTTGAATATCTGGTCACCGGACAGGTACAGCGCGGCGCCGATCATCGCTGGGGCGGTCAGCGCTGCAATCGACGTGCCTATTTCGACATCGTTCTGGGTGTAAGTGACGACCCCTGCGCTGAGCGTGATACCGAACACGTCGGTGCTGACAAAAGCATAGCCAGTTGGGTCTTGCACGCCAGCTTCGATGACTCGCACTTGACCGTGCGAGAAGTACAGCCCGTGCAGAATTTGTGCATACGCGGTGAGCTCGGCGGGAACCATCAGGCCGGTTACTACGCCCGATACGCCGCCCTGAACCTGGAAATGGTACGTCTGCCCATCCGTCAGCAGCGCAGCACCGACCGCGAACGAGTCCCACCCGGTAATCAGCGATGTCTCATACTTTGCTGGGGTTGGTGGTACGGCTGGAGTGCCGGGGTAGCATTTAAGAGTCATCACCTACCCCATATATAGCATTCCATACCAGATCGCCCGGGTGTCGTAGACGCGGTGGAGGCGCTGGAGCATTCGGGTCATCTGTATTCGAGAGGCCAAACGCATACTTAGGTAGCCCGCCAGTCCCAGTACCTACCCCGGACTCATCCCATTTTATTGGGTTACCCCCCGGATCAGGCGATGGTGTATCAGACCCGTCGTCGTAGCACTGTGCTGGAACTGCCGGAGTTCCCGGCTTAGCAGCTTCCGCATGGATGAACAGGTTCTTGGTCAGAGTGCTCATACCACCTCCCTGCATTTGATTTCTTTAGTCCAGAAACCTTTCGGTATGTTAAGCACGGGCGGCGGGTCGAGCTCGATGCGCGTTATAGTGAATGCAACGTAGAATATGTAGAAAAGAATATATGAAAAATCATAGGTGCCATCACCCCAGTTGAACAGAATCTCGGTCGAGCCGTCGTAGTATGTCGGATCGAAGGTTGCCAGAGTCCCACCATTGGCGTCGATCACGTACTCGGCCCCATACCCTAGAGATGTGGTGGCATGGATTTTCATGGCGCGGGGACGATAACCCTCCCACCACTTTTGCCCAGCTACGGCTATACGATGCAGCACAGCCGTTTGTATAACAGGATCAGCAGGAAGTGACCAATTGCCCGCTACCGGGATTCCATCGAAACCTACTCCTGGAGTGAAGCCCTCGAAACCTAAGCAGCGAGTGTCTAAATCCCCGTATGCCATCAGAAACCCCTCCAGCCTTTATCGTACTCTGCATGATGCCGCCAATTATACCCGATGGTGCCTGTGAAAATAGCGTTGCTGCGTGCCAGGTCGATCAACTGCGGCTCTGGTGTAGTGGCGCTTAAACTAATACCCATCATTGTATCAATTAACCACGATCTACGATACACCTGCAAATGATGGATGGACGGTGCTGGTTGCACGCACTTAAAACGCCCCTCCGCGTCTACGTAGTTCTCCGATGTCCAAGCCATGACTGCGCTCGGAGCGGAGTCCAGCACGGCGACGCACCTGGCAATCGCTCCGGGTTCTACCCAGTCGTCCGGATCGGCGAATGTAACGAACTCAGCGTTACCCAGTGCGAAGCCGTGTTTGCGGGTCTTACCAATATCATGCTCAAAACCGTCGAACACGTGAATGTTGCACCCCTGGCCAGCAAGTGACGCGATACACTGTTCACGCCAGTCCATGCGCTCATAAGGCATGGTTGCTACATGGCAATCTACCCGGTTCACCGCGCCCCCGTAAACTGGCAATCGCCCCGCGGATAGGGGAGGTTAAAAGGCCACGCCGTAAAGTATATCCCAGCGCCATCATATTCGGGGCAAACGGTAGAACCAACAAGGTCGAATACATCCAAGTCGTTGTGCTTGCCGTAGACGGGAGCCCCCAAGCGCTTGTACCCAACCTTGCTGGCGTTAGTGGGGTGTGAGACCCGCGCAATCAGTGCACCGTTGCACATGAAATAGTCACCTTCGTAAACGAATTGATCTACGTCAACGTAGTAGTCAGCCTCGGTCAGCGCTAACCCATGTGCTGCGTTCACCGAGGTAATATGCGAGTATCGACCGCCTTGCTTGAAACCGATCAGATCAACGTAGTGCTGCTCAACGGTAACGGGGGTATTATCCAAGTTGACGGACCCTACAACGAACGGCCCCGCACAGATACTGAAGTGGCCTTTTGGATGCACCTGGAATGAGGTTCTGGGTGTGGTTCGATACGGCCCACCGCGCTCGTCTGGGTGCAGTACATCGCTGTATGTAACGATGTCGCCTGGTGAATTTGGGTCTGGTACGGACAGTGTGAATCCAGCCTCCGGCGAGCCGGTATGAAACGCCGCAGCCTGCGCCGGGTCGTACCCGAAGAATCCATGGCTGTGCTGCAGCGAGCCGAAGGCATACACTAGCACCGCATTTCTCTTGGCATCGCGTGAGTGAGTCGTGAATACGAATGACAAGGAGCGCAGGTCTATCGCAATGATTTTGGCCCAGCATACAAGCCCGCCGGACGCCACCAAATTGGCGTCCAGGACGAAGCTGAACAACACACCTACTGGGTCCTCCACAAACAATTTTATGACACGATGGAATCCCCCTATCATACTGAAGTAGTGTGACAGGTACGCGATCAGCAACGGTTCTGGGTTGGCGTACTGCCGTATGTCGTTGTTGAAGCCATACTCAGCGCCGATGTAGTATTTCCCCCCTGAGTCGCTCGACCGCAGCGCTCGGTCCAGCGTGACCGAAACAGAGAAGGTGTTATCCGGGTTTACGGTGGTCACAACGCTGAACTCAACAAGTTGCGTAATGTCGTAGTACGGGCCTATGTCCTCATTAACGACGGCAGCCACCTTCTGACAGTCGGAACGCCACGACCAGCGGTAATCAGGATAGCTGGCCGGGTCTGGCGGCGCGGTGGGCGCTCCGCTAAGCGGCCCTATGGGCTTGCGCACATTGGCCGGCAGGGGTAGATCAACCACTACATAGTCGGTCACATTCGGCGGCACTGTACCGCCAGCAGCGACGCGGTAAACGTACAGCTTGCAGTCAGCGGACATCATGTAGCAAAAACCACCTGCGTACCCTGCCCTGCGATACCAGTCAGTATTCGGCGCGGAACCGCTTACGCTGCCAAGCAAAGTTCCCGGCTTGGAGGACACAGTAGGTGGCAGATCATAACGCGAGTCCGTCGTGCCGACGAATCCGTAGGCGTGGCTGTCAGGAGTTGGCACATCACGATGCCATGTGGTCAGGCAGCAGGCCGGGCCAGCCCGGTTAGGCCAGAACTGATACTGGTTAATTGCCTGAACCTGTGGGTCATGAGCGTAGCCGAACAGGTGCCACAGCGCGCTTGCGCTTAGTGGATTCGGTAGACTGGGGTCAGAGTGACCTACGGCGACGGCTTTACCATCTGAGGTGACGCGAGTAATGTACCCAGGAGGGATCGTTACTCCAGACCAATCGAAATTCTGGTACTTCGGTGTGAAGAACTCAAACGCCCCTGTGGACGATGACAGCTTAACAAATGCCTGGTTAGCGGGCATATCGACATACACAACGATGGACACCCCGTCAATCTCATAACGCTGCGTTCCGTACTTCTGCCCCGTATCTTGTGACAACCTCCGCACAATCCTGCGCATCTGGCTCAACGCGAAAGGCAGAAATACCCCCGCCTCCGCGTCGAGCACAATTTTGTGAACATTTATCACAGAGTCGGTAGCGTGATTACATAGTAGTCGATTGTCTGCGCCGCTCCGTTCAATAGCCCTACACTAGATAAATTTAGCTCCGCTCCTACAAGCCCAACAGCGCCCTGAATCCTGGGCTCTGTAATGCTAAAAGCACCTGTATCAGTAGACGCAACGTGTCTGTAAAAGGACGCTGTACCACTCGCCACGTTTGTTCCGCGCCAAGACTCGTCGGGGGCTTTCGCAAGTACGCCGGCAACGGCAGCAGTATCCATATGCAGACCGTGGCCAACACCCAGCCCATCCACTGAAATGGTGCAAAGCAGCGTGTTAGCCGGATCAATCGCCGCGTCCGCCGTGTCAGGAACGGGGCCTGAGTAAATCTTGATGAACCCGCCGTCGAGCGCGCTTTTTAGCGAGCCGGTATCGAGAAGCTTGTTCCGCAGCCCGGTAGAAGTTTTATATGCCATGATCTTTATTCCTCAGTAAGAATCACTTCGCCTATTGCGAAGGACAGAACTTCACCTGCAGCGACTGTTTTCGCTACGGCCAGTGCGCCAACACGCAGCAGCGTTCCGCCGGTAAGCGCGGTCCAGATGCCAACATGCGTCACCGTCACGCCTGTTCCACTGAGAGCAGGGAATGAAACGGCACCCGTATTCGATGTGGTGGAGGGGCCAACATCGACAGACGTAGGGGCCGCGAATGTCACCGACTGGCGCGCGTAATTAGTGTACGCCGCCCCCGTGACCTCGGTCGCGCCCGTGTCGCCAGGGTCAGCGGTGTGCAAAGACAAATACCACGCGGTTGGTCGCGTCATCGGGGCGCCGGCTGTGAAGTAGTATGTTAGGATGTCCACTTCAACTGCATTGGAATTGCTCATGTGACCCCCTTACGCTGCCGGCATGGTGAGTTGGTACACGTCGATGGTGTTAGGCGCACCGATCGTAATGCTGATATTGCTCAGGCTCACATCGCTCCCGCTGGAGGCAATAGCCATGTCAATGCGCGCTTCGGTGGTAGACGTAACAGCCGGGTTACCAGCCGCAGGCCAGAACCGGCACCACCCGGCTGTCCCCACAGCAAGCCCTGTAAACTTCCAGTCCTCTGAAGCTGCCTTGGATATGACACCCCCAACAGCAGGGTCAAACGTAAGACCCGTACCCGCGCCATTTACTGACACCGTACCGAGCAGAGTCCCCGTTGCCCCGGTATCCGCTGAAAGCGGCTGAGGCCCACTGTATATGTTGATAAACCCAAGAGCGAGGGAGCCTTTGATTCCGCCGGCAGCCCCACCGTCGAGCATCTTATCCCGCATTCCAGTTGAAATTCGTACCGTCATGATGCCTGTCTCCTATTGTAGGCGTCACCGCCCTGATGGATTACCGCGACGTACTTCCTGTAACCGCCGCGTTCGATGATTCCGCCACCTGCCTGTACACCAGGGGCTACGCTAACATTTGATTCTGTCAAGTTCTTGAAAGGTGTTGCGCAGCACAACCCGCGCTTAGTCCAGAAGTAGATCAACCCGTCTGGGCCTAAGTCAGCATGCTGACCGTGAACGGCGCCGTACTCTGCGAGCTGGGCGAGCTTATCGTCATTATACGCAAACACACGGTTCTGTGTAGTGATAACCAGCCCAACACCTGCGCCATACATCTGTGTCACTTCCCCAGGGACAACGAAATAGTCACTGTTCAGGTTAAACAGATGATACCCAAACTCGGCGCTGAACCAGACTACTGTTTGGTCGATTTCCGGGATGTACTCAGCCGTGTAGGCGTTGGCGCCCAAAAAGGCAATGTAGCTACCATTCTCGGGTGGCTCGTCCAAGAACTGCGTAGTAAGCTCAGGACCAAGCGGCAGACTTGTAACCGTGTAGGAGTCTGTCAACACCCTGTCTACGTGATAGAACACCGTACCGTCAGCCTCCGTCACGTAAAGTTGCGCAGTATAACCAGCGAGTTGTGGAATGTTGCTGAGTGTAAAACCGCCGTCCAAGACTTGTACGCCTACTGCGGGACTGGCTCCTCCCTCACGCCCTGTCGAATCTGTGTAGGTGAGAACCGCCTGGTAGAACCCAGCAAACAGACTGCCACTGGAATCAGCTATGTCTGGCTGTGAAGGAGTGGGCACACCCCACCGTGCGACAGTGTTATCCGGCTTAATCAGTAGCTTGTCAGCACCGCAGGAAAGATAAACGATATCGTTCTGCTCGCTCCAATAAGCAGTACCTGTAAGGATACCGTACAGAGAGGTAGTCGTACCGTCAGCGTTTACCCGTTTAAGCGTCCCAGCGTCGATGATGTAAAACTTGCTGTAATCGAAGGAGCTGTACGATCCGGTGATGCGCGTCGCGGCAACATGGGGCGTGTACCCTTCACGCAACGCCACTCCGTGCGAGTTTGTAAAATCAACATTGTCCGCGATAGAACACCAGGACCATGTACGGTTCTGATCAGTTCCAGCCCCGGTCCCACGCATAGGGTCTGAAACATTGTTCAGCCCGTCGAAGGCACGTAGCGTTTTAATAGAGCTAGTCTGCATTTACGACAGCCTAACAAATTGATATGACGAGTATATCATGAAACCTTACTTCTTCTTACCGTTGGCAGAAAGTTTCTGAAACTTCTCGGTTCCGTATTTCTTGCGGCCAATAGCGGCAGCCAACCCGGCAGGGTCTTCCACGCCTTTATTAGCCAGAGTTTTTTCGAGCGAAGCGAAGCGCTTACCTGAACCTAATTTTGGTTTTGCCATTTTGAATCTCCTTGGTTATTACTGTCCCACTCTCTCAGCGCGTCGATCCGCGCCCTGCACTGCTCGTAGAGGTCTGCGACATCGACGATCCAGGTTGCAACGTCGGTGTCCGTGCTGTCGTTGGTATTAGGGGAAGCGGTGGCAGGGGCTGGAGCAGCGCTGCCGGAGGATGAGGGCAACTTGACACCGAAAGCGGGGGATTGCTGGAGCATGCTGCGAGCGTCAGCAGACAGGCAAGTGCGGCCAGTAGTAGCGGTTTTGATGTCATTTCGGAGTCTCCGGTTGGTAGTTTCGAGATCGGCTAGGCGAGCATCGCGCTCGGCCAGCGCTTGATCGGCAGCGTGACTTGCCATTTCAATACGGCGGCGGGTTTCTTCGGCGGCGGCAGTTTCGCGCTTGGCTATATCGGCTTTAAGCGCTGACACCTCGGCTACCTTTGCGCGGTGCTCCCATGTATAACCGGAGGCCAAGCCCAAAACAAAGAGCAGCGCAGCAGCGATGATTGGTAACGGGTTCAAGGCTGTTCTCCTACACACATTTTATATTCTGCCTGGCGGCGCTTGGTAAGCCCCGGCAATTCCCTCCCTCCTGCACTGTTCCATTTCAGCAATTCCTTGCACGCGCCGTCATAATCAGGCGGTGTCTGCTTGAGCTTCTTCACTAGCGTTGAGTGGCAAGCACTATTCACCCCGACGTTGTAAGTCCACGAAACATAAGCGTCCCATTCACCCTTGCTAAGCGGAACATCGCCAATGCAACCAGCCAGCCCTTTAGCGTGGGCGTCTGCATCGCGCTGGAGGGTTATAACAGCACGCACAGGGTCGGTTTTATCCCCGCGTTTGACGGGCCCGGATGTTGTCTGGGTAGCGCCAAATCCTATTGTCTGCACCCCCACGCCATCGTCGTATGCGTCGCCACGGTAGCCCTCATACGCAGCAAGTGACGCGACGACAGCCGCCGTTGCGCCGACGGTCTTCCATGTCGATGCAGGAATGCGCGGTTGCTCAGGCATCGTCGTCGCCTAGTGTCTTGGGCTGACGCACCAGGCGAGAAACCACTACGGCAATGGAAAGCGCCACTGTCAAAACTGCGAACAGGCGGGGATCAATCATCCCCATGAATACAGGCATAGCAATGAACATCCCATTTAGCGCCGCCGTCAACAGCGCGAAGCGCACACTCCAGGCGTGTATTAGAAGATTCTTCCAGTCTGCATAAAGTTTCATTGTGACTTCTCCTTTACATCGTGCACTTTAACCCACGCGCTTATATCGCTGACATCTTTCTTGATAGTGACTATCTCGTTAAATGCAAAACTTATCAGCACAATTGCAATGGCCTGAACAGCCCCGAGCACACGGGCCGCCACTCGCCACATTCCTTTTCCTTGGTTCAGCAGCAATTGCTCTCGCTCGGTGTGGGCCTCATAAGCCGTCAAGTGGTTGTCGAGCTTTTCTGCTACTTCGTTGATGATATGAGTGTTGGCGATCAGTGATTCGTTGATCTGCTGGAGGACAATCAGAAACGCCCGATCTTTCGGATCGTTAGCCTGCTCGATAAGAACAAGTATCTTATCTTGTGACACGTCTGTGGCCCTTCTATTATGTAGTTCTGTCATTGATGATACTCAGGCGGTAGTTGTGTACCATGTAACTCGGACTCAAAGCTCGATTTGCAGTGATCGTGCTCAAACAGGCTAAACAGCACGTCAACAAAGGGCCGCAACAGCTTTCCAGAGGGCCTTCCCTCACGCTCCATGCGGTATAACGCCGCACTAATAGTTTCATCAGGCATACCCTCACCAAGCGTTAGAGTAACCCACAGTAGCTGATCGACAGCGATGAGTAAATTAAGAAGTCGTTGCTTAATAACCATGTTTACTTACGCAAGAATCTCAGCGGAACGACCAGTAGCAAGAAGTCCCGCAGCTTCCAACGCATGCACTCCAGAAATTGTTGATGGGTCATCGAGATTTATTTCCTCTGCGAGTTTGAACTTGTCTAGCCAAACTTCAATCTGTATTACTGATTTAGCTGCTGTGTAGATTCCAGCGAGTTCCGCGTCTGTAAAGCGGTTCATGTATGCTAGTTTGGTTAGCGTGCGAATACTCGGAGTAGCCACAATGGGTTCTTCGACCAGTCTATAAAATGGATAGTGCGCGGCACAGAAATCTTCGCTTGCATCAATTGTATTGACCACATTGCCGTTTACTGCATCAAGGATTTCGTACCGCATTTTAATACTCCAAAATTACTATGCCAGGGCCGCCAGCACCGGAGGTTGCTGTGTAGCCAGTATTAGTATTGAAACACCCTCCACCGCCAGCCCCTACACCACCTTTTCCAGCGGAGGCGGCGGCAGAGGAGGTGCCACCACAAGCTCCTCCACCGCCACCAAATCCGCCTGCGCCCCCTACTCCGGTTGCGCCGCCACCACCGCCACCATCACTGCCAGCGCCTCCGGTGCTGGAGCCGGAGCCACCGGCGCCGAATATAGGGATTGCGGTAAAAGCTACTGACGCAGGATAACCTGTTGCACCAAGTATATTCAGCCCACCAACAGTACCACTATTGGGGCCGCCGGCACCGGCGCCGCCACCACTCGAATAAGCTATTGAAGCCGCTAATGGGGCTGCGCCACCACTCGCATATCCAGTGGTTCCAGCACTTCCACTGGCAAAAGCACCAAAACCAACGTTTATGGCGCCGCCACCTGTTGCACCAGTACCATTGGATACGGTGACCGCACCACTTCCACCGCCTGTTAGGTTTATGTCCCCACCAGAAGCAGTCCCGCCAGATGCACCGGAAACTGCACCAGCAGCTTGTAGTCCACCACCACCACCATTGGCTGTCAAAGTCGTAGAACCAATAACAACTGTTGTGTTTCCGCCTGGGTTGCCATTTGCCGCAGAACCAGCAGCCGGAGTTGCAGCCGCACCACCAGCCCCAATCGTGCAGACAATGGATGTTCCTGCCGCGATATACATTTCCTTGATGCACGTTCCGCCCGCCGCACCACCAGAGGCGGTACAAGGACTAGCCGCCGACTTCGCCGCACCACTCCCGCCAGCTCCAATTGCTGTAATACGATACATCCCAGAAAATAGTGCGGTAATAGTCTGGCTGCTCCGTACATACATAGCCGTCCGACGACCGAGACTGGTACTAAGAAATTGCTTCAGATCACTCATTAGTAGATTCTCCAGGTCGTTCCGTTGTAGACAAGGCCAACGCTAATATTGTTGGTGGAAAGCGTCATGTCTTCTGAAAGGCCCATGATGGTGCTGCCATTCCGACTAATTGTCAGGTTATTTGTTTGAAACGCACCGCCACCGTCAGAAAACTCAACATAATTCCCAGCCGAAGGGGAAGCTGGGAGAGTGACCGTAAATGCGCCGCCGGATGTGTTTGCTGCAATTCTGTCGCCGGATACTGCTGTATAGTTAGCCGTCTTGATCTGCCAATTATTGGAGATGTACGAGCCGGGGATCGTGTCCCCGGCAGACAGTTCTTGCACCGTCCCACCGTAATTAGCCAGTGGTTTTTTTGTCGCCATGATTTAGGCCAGAACGATCACGTCTCCGGGGTTGAACGATAACGTAGTCGCATTGATCGCAACCCCCACGGGCTGCACTACGTTGCCTGAACCTGACGGTGCTGTTGCGGAAACTCCACCCGCTGTCGTTGCCAAGAAATACTTTGCCCCCGGAGTAAGTCCAGACATCTGCGTGTTGCTCTGCGATGTGCGGTACACGGTAGCATTTGCAGGTGCTGTAACGGCGGCCAGCACAAAACCCATTGCCTCTTTTCCTGCAGTTGTAGCATCGGCTTTTCTAGCATTTGCGGCACCGGAGTTATTCCAAATGTTCACCAGATTGCCAGCCGCCAGGTTCTCTGATGCTGGAATGACATCAGCTTCTACCCCCGAACCAACCGGCATCATGCTGGTGTCGAGTCTACCCGACGAATCGAGCGCGGGGATTTTTCCAGCGTCTCCTGCACCGCCTGATGTTTGAATAGATACAGCTTCAGTCAACACGCCTGCATTGTTTTGAATGTATTTGCTTCCAGCCATGATGTTTCTCCTAGTTTAGAAATATTGGTTCGTGTAAATTGATGAATACCTTTGTGGCGGTGATCGGGAATGCGACTATCAGACTGAATCCAGTTACCGGCGCAACCTGCGTCAGCATCCCTGACGACGATAGCCAGATAGGCGTATCGAGCACCCACGACCAAGATGGTTCTGTCATTTCACCGCCAGTCTGGATCGTTGCAGTATCCCCCATAGAGACTGCCCCGGTTGTCATGCCAAGCACCTTGTTTGCGTGGCTGAGTACCGTATTATCGGCATAGATGGCTTTCCCCGTGTCATCCAGCACCACCATGCGGTGTCCGCCGAGCGCTTCACCTGCTTGGTATTGCAGAGCAGTCCCGCCTGTTGGGCCTGGAGGCCCTGGGGGCCCTGATGGGCCTTGCTCACCTCCGAATATAACCTGCCGGTCAACAAGCTCAACTACCGATACCTGCCTCTCTTCAACCACTACAGGATGTACTTCAATAACCTCGATCACGTTGTAATCTCTCCAAGCACTACAACATCTTCAATCGGGTTTCCGCTATCCGCCATTATCTTGCTGACATAGCCGGAAACAGTCGTGACTAGCTCAATGTCGCTGACCCCCTTGCGCCATGTAATCGCTGCGGTAGCTACGGCAGAGATTGTCTCGGTGATGGTATGGTTCACGTTGTCGATTGTCAGCCCACCGTTCTCTGTCGTCAGACTGAGCAACACCGTTCCGCCTTCTTTGTCCTTGATGCTGCGACGTGCAGTGCATCCTGACATGTCAATTGGCGTGAAGTATTGCAGATAGCCGCCGGAGATGTAGGCGCTGAAGTCCGATGCGTTCACATCATTGATCGTTATCGTATTAGCGTCCACTACCGTAACCTTACGGTACGCCGACAACTTCGGCTCGCATTTCGAGTCCAGTTCGGCATTTATCTCTCGCATGCCCTTGACGGAAACGACAGCGACGAACTGTCCTGTTACAAGCCCATGCCCAGGTGCTGTAATTCTTACTGGCGCGGAATTTGTGATAGCCGTGATGAGGATGTAGATATACGGCTTGGCCGTTGGCCTGAGCACGCGGCTGAATGTTTCCCCCCTGATTATCGTGATGGTCATGCCTACGCCTTAAAATCGGTTGACACTAGCAGTTAGCACCTTATACCGCGCATAATAACACAAATCAAGTCCATCCAAATGCCACTGCCCGCTTTACCTCGCGCCGAGCTGACGCTTTCAAGGCTGCGCCGAACACGGAGTCTATGTGCAATACGCTGTACTGACATGCGTCGGCGATATGGCTGTGCTGGTTTTTATCCGGCTTGTCCTCTATCTCCCCATTAGTCTTGGCGCGATACCTGTACCCCCCACGCAACGCACGTATGAGATCAGTGGCCCCTGGGTCGATCAACCAGGCAGCTTCTCCGTCTATCTGGCGTGACAGAAGATTCTCCACCGCAGCGATTCGCGCAGTAACGGAGTTCGTCTTGGCCGCTATCGCGGTAAACCCCTCGCTCTTGAGGATATCAAACGCGCTGCGCTCGTCGGTCTGCGCGCGCTGTACTCCCGCAGGGTCCCCGATTACAATCACAGGGTGGCCGGGAAACTCATTATTTAGCATGGGTTTCAATTTTTCACGGCAGAACCTCAAAATACCCATGCCCTCGGACACCAGCGAACGATACGTTAGAAACCGCCCCCGTGCATCTTGCTGGTTGATGGTACACGCCGGGGTCAACCCGAAGTCCACCCCGATAATCAACGGGTGGTTCGTGCTTATAATCGGCTTCAGGGGTGCCTTGGCTACGTGGTAATCCTGGTCAAACGAGCGAAACACGGGCAAACCCGACAGAGACCTACCGAAACGCCCGTGCACGTTGGTCTCGATCCATTCCTCGCTCTTGCCAAGCATCAGGTTTTCATAATACCCCTCGGGCAAAAACTTTTTCCAGTCTGCTTCGTCCGACAACCCGCTGGGCTGGAAAAATACTGCTGCGTTCTCCGGAGGATTGCTGAGATATTTCTCCCACCACGAATCCATATCCGGCGGGTTAGACGCGGCCCACACCTTGTGTATCTGCTTCCCCGCGTCGTCGCAGCATCCGACACCGTTCATCGTCTTGTCAGGGTATCTACCCAAGCGACCCGTCAGCGCATTGAAAATATCAGGGTGAATCTCCCTGAACTCGTCGATGACACCAAACGACAACTGGGTACTCAGGAGCCGTCTCGCCGCCGCCGGGTCGTCAAGCCCCCGGAACAAAACCTCTAGCTCCACATCGTTAAACCTGAGTACGATACGCTTGCCGGTTTTCATGTACTCACCCGCTTCACCGAGCAACTTCACGAAGTCTGGGATCGTACTATCGTCCAGCATCTGCGAGGTGTTGCGAATAATGGCCGCTCTCGATCTGCGTATCCCATCACGGCACGGAGCTACGCGTTGTGCTTCGTACACCAGTTTCATCAAAGAGGCCGTCGTCTTGGAGCTACCGACAGGGCCCACGATGAGATTGACGAACTTGTCGCTCAGGAAATAAGGAACTACCGACGGCGTCGGGTTATATTCCAGTCCACTCATCAGTAGTATTCGTACTCAGGGTCAACTTCTATCTCGGCGGTGTCCGCTACGCGGGTAGAAACCGAATCCAACGTCATGGTTGACGCAGGCGTAGTGCCCATCTGGGGGATATTGATCGTGATGCTGAACCCGCTACCGGGTGCTGCCTGCTGACCTGCAGGGGCGGGTTCACGCCCCGCGAACTTCGCCATTGTCTTGAATGCATCCAGCACGACAGGCGTCGGGGTATCACCGCGTTTTATCCTGTCCCGGATAATCATCATGGCCTCTTCAGCTACCAGGCCACTGCGTATTTTGAACGATACCCCTGTCTTGTCCAGTTCCGCTTCCTGCTCGCGCACCGCCTTCTGGAACGCGGGTTCTTTCTCCAGGTAAGCGGCGTATTCAGGCGGGTACTCGTACTTCGCGCACAATTCGTCGAGCGTGTATACCCCTACGGCTGCGTCAAAAATGAACAGCGCGGGTATATCGGCTACGGCTGGTAATTGGGTAGTCATTGGATAACGCTATCAGGCGGGGAGGTTTGTGTCAAGTGGGTAATGTATTGGGGGTTACAGGTGTGGGGTTTTACGGGGGAGGGGAGTTTGATGGGTGTATACTGGCTTACAGGAGTGGAAATTTGGGGGGTGCTGTGAGTGAGGTAGGTAAAATCGGCCTCCCCCCCTGGGGCGGGGTTGGTCCCATACCCTGGGGTTGACGCCTTTTGACCCATAAAAAATCACAGCCCAGCGCGGCTGGTTGACGCCATGCCATTGGTAGCAATACCTGATCTTTCAAAATTTGCGCGTCAATTAGACTGCATTCCGTGGTTCACGTAAGACCATGCCCGCGCGGCATGGCAGAAGCGAACCGCATTCAGGTGATACCGCTTGAAACACCAAAGGCGTTATCAACCAGCAAGTGCGTTAGCGGTCAACAAAACGGACAAGGCAGCAGGATGCGCAGTTTTGCAGGTCGTCAAATACCTGTAAAAGTTTGACCGGCAATGACGCCGGCCATCGTGAAATTTGACCATGCAAGTCCCTGACATCGCACGGCACACCGTGGGCATGTAAATAGGTCAGGCGCCGTAAAGGTTTTTCCGGATAGTCCAATGCCGGCGCATTACATGCAGTTTTGCATGGTGTGCGAAACAATCAAGGCGAAAATTGAGGGAACAAGGATTAACCCATGTTATCTAAGCATGCCGTCATATTGTCTGGCATATTTGTTGCATGGGGTTGTGTGTGGTTGCCGCCACCGGTAAGTAAAGGGCTCTGACTGGAATTGACCAGAATCTTTAATGCGCTTTGCATAAGGCGCATTAAACGGTATCGCCAATTGTCCGCGAATAATTGGTTCTTTATCGAAAATTTTGAGAGGCCACGGATTTTTCGTGGCCTCTTTTTGTTTAGTTAATTTATTCAATGAAAGGAAAAATCATGAAAACGTTTAACCAGTTGATTGCCGCTATCAAAAAATCTGACATTGCCCTGCAAGAAGCAGTGCAAGAAGCGGTAGCATACGTGGTGTATCAGTACCACAAAAACGGGAGGGTAGTAGACGGCGCACGGGTGAACCTCAAGGCGCAATTGGTTGAGGCCGCGCCGGCCTGGCTGGGTGAGAAGATCAAAAAGCTTCCGCTGAATACAGGAAAACGGGACCTCTCCATGACTGAAGCCCGCGCCGAAAACATGGCACAAGCCATGGTGGGAACCGTATTTGCGGCGCAAGCCGAAATCCGGCGCATCCAAAAGGAACAAAGGGCGGCAAAGAAGGCCGCCGCGCCTGTTGTGGAATCCGCGCCTGTTGTGGAATCCGCGCCTGTTGTGGAATCCGCGCCTGAAATTATCGAAGGCGAAACGATTGAAGGCGAATATGTCACGGCCAATCCCGTGATGTATGGATTGGTCATAAAGGGGGAGCTGATCGAGGTCAGCGAGGAAGAAGCGCTGGCCTTGTCGCAATACCTGATGGAAATGCGTATAAACGCATTCCAGCCGCTTCGCGTAGCGGCATAATAGGGTGACAAGGGCAAGGGCGCGCCGATGCGTTCTTGCCCTGTTTTAATTGATTCTAGGGACTACGGATTATCCGTAGTCCCTTTTGTTTTTATTATGGGAGAAAATCATGGAAACATGGATTCTCATAGCAGCACGATATGAAGAGGGCGGCAAGATCAATGCCACGTATGAGAGTAGCATTGATGGCCAAAGGTGCAATCTCTGGTATCCCACCGGCTATCCAGTACCAGGCGAAGTCCAGCACCTCGCCGACCAGGACGCATACTACCGCGCCCGGCAATGATAACAGCACCAGAACAGGAGATAATCTACCCATGCATAAAACGCGCCTTGTAGCGGATAGGCGGCGGCGCGCCTACGTCGTCAGCGGTTGCATAAAGGCCAATCCGGCGCGAGGGCCGGGCGCTTACCGAGGCGGCGCATTACAGCCCCACCGAGCTAACATTTGTCGGCTGTTAGCCCTACTCTGTTAGCTACATCGAGCAAAAAATCGAGCGTAGCGGGTTAATAGCCGGCAAATGTTAGCTTGTCTGTGTTAGCTACTCGCAGGAAAATCAATAACTTGCGAGCGTAGCGAGCTAACAGCGGATGAAGCGCTACCACGCGATTTTAGCTACCTGCGAGCAAAAATTTGAGCTAACACCAGGACAAATGTTAGCTCGCGCGTGTTAGCTACCTCAAGCAAAATCAAGGACTTGCGAGCGGAGCGAGCTAACATCTACGGGTAATTATCCAATTATCCGGGGTTTTAGAAAACGGGTTAACAGGCTGGAAGCCCTATAAACACTAGCCGGAACGAACTTGTTAGCCCCTATTTATACAATTAGAAATACGTATATATATAAAACCCCGTGTAGCGGTAAAAATCTACGAGCTAACAGGTTAACACACCGTAGAAAGTCTACCCACAAATTTGCGTTCATTCACTCAGATAATTGGATAATTGGATAATTATCGCAAAATCAAGCACTTAAAAAATGCCCCATTTTCTAATTAGGGGCTAACATTTGGATAATTGCTAACAAACCTACCGAGGTAGATCACTTCGCACCTAGCAAAACCTGCCGAAGTAGAACCGTGCGTTTAACAAAACAACCAGGAGTAGCGCCATGCACACCTACATCGTGTCTAACAAAACCGAACAGTTAACCGTTTTCGCCTCGCATTCTGTCGAGGCCCTCATTCTTGCGGTAGACTTCCTAGGTCTGTCTAACGGCAGGCTGAAGGTAGTTTGCATCGCATGAGCTAACGCCGAGAGGCGCCCCGTGTAGTATTGACTCACAATTTAACTTAACCAAGGAGAATCACCATGAAGATCACCGTCGTTATTGAAAACCCCACCGTAGACTTCTTTGCCGTGCTCGCAGGCATGGGGCAAACCGCGCCGGAAAAATCCGCGTCAGCACTGGTCAACGAACAAGACGATTCCGCGCCGGAACAGGACGAACCATATGCACGCATCACCTCCGAGGACTTCTGCGGAGTGGAAATAGGCGATTATGTCCATTGGCGTGGTGCCAAGTTTGAGTTCAAAGGCGTAGTGGAGCGTCTCAATCGAGACGCCACGGGCGACGAAAAGGCAGTGTTTGTCCGTCGTGACGATACACACAAACTCGTATCGTTGACGGCGAACGATCTGGACAATCACAGTCTCACACTCCTGTCCTAATTCATCACGGGCCTTTGGCGGGGCGCTCATAACGCCCCGCCTTTTTATTTAGGAGTCGATATGCCTAAACTGACAGCAGATGATATCGTCCCCGGCGAGCTGTACGTATTTACAAACCCCGCTTTCTCCCGCTGGGTAGGAGTAGTTGTTCGGGCTATTGGCCGTTACGAACGCTCGAATGCGTTCTACGTATTCAAAATAATTGAGTTAACCGATGGAATCCGTAGCTTAGGATATGCGGTAGGGAGACAACTCCCCCTAAAAGTAAACTTCTTCGAACGATATCCGTGCGTACAGAGCGCATCCGATCAATTATTCAATTAGGAGTATTAATCATGAGCAAAAACAAAGTAACAAACCTCGAACAATACACCGAATGGCTGAACAGCTTCTGGACATTCCCTACAACATGCGGTTTACGGCCCGCGTATGAGAAGGTAGTCAAATACTACGAACTCGCGGGCAACGCCGGACCTAACGAAGAAAACTTCTGGATTTGGCGCGAGCTCATTCGTAGCTCAGACAACACCAAGCTAAAAACACTCATACACACCTACACGCCGGTAGTGTTTGCCGCCGAACCATGGGTAAACCCGCTCCATTTCGTCCACGTGAGCGACGACGACAACACGATGCTGGCGTACACACCGAACCCTGAAAAAGGGCGGCAAGACGTACAAATCCGCATGAAGGTAGGCAAGTACCTGCAGAAATACTACGCCGAACACCTCGACAATGAGGCAATCAAACAGTGGGTAGACCGGCACCGCGAAAAATGCGAAGAAGGTCTGGTACTCTGGGCTTCTACCGAAGACGAAATCGAAGAGGTATACCTCAACGGGCCCCAAAGCTGCATGGACGGTAGACCAGATCAAATGCAGTATTGGAAAGTAAACACCGGAGGCGTTCACCCGGTTCGTGCGTACGCAGGGCCGGACACTGTTGTGGCGTATACCAAGCGGGATGGGCGAATCAACGCACGTACTGTCTGCCACATAGGCGTGACACCACCCAGATATACCCGTGTGTACGGGGACTCAGTGCTCGCCACCCGGCTCAGGGAAATGGGATTCGTAGATGAATTCAGCCGAGGAAGTGAGGCGCTAGGACTCGAAGGCGCTCGATTGCTGAAATTGCCGGCGCCGGAAAAACCAGATTTCTATATCCTGCCGTACCTCGATACTCCTGTGCAAATGGTGAAGATTGACGGTGACTATATCCGCGTAACGCGAGGTGCGGATAGCGCTGCAGCTACCCGTGAAGGCAGGGTGTATATCGAGAATCCCGCGAACCATGAACCCTGTGTTTGTTGCGGAAACCTGTTTAGCCCGCGCAAGCTCACGCCAGTACATGGGGGAGGAAAAGTTTGCGCGAGTTGTAGGGACACACACTACGTGGCGACAATGGTTAGCGAATCAGTAAATGAGTATGTACGGCGAGAAAACACCATAATCATCGACGGGCGTCGATACCTTGATACCGTAGATAAAGAAGCTCTTAGGTTAGTGCAACTCCGGAGCGGGGAATGGACACACCGAAACAATGCACTGCCACACCACAAGGGAGGGTTTATCCGGAACGCAAACGGGGCGTTCTGCTGTGGAGTCAAAGACGGTGTACGGGTGTTCGCAACGCCGGATGAAATCCGAACCAATACATGGCGCGTAGGTGGGGACGCATATTCCAAGGCGCTATACCATCCGCACTGCGTGCCGGCCAAGATGGAAACACAAACGCTGATGGGGTTTCTACAGGACGTGGTGAAATCCAAGAGCCGGGCGGGCATTATACGTGCCGAAGCGTGGGCCACTGTGTACTATCTGCTCAATTTGCCGAGCAACCAGCTAGCGGAAGCACTGCGTGCGAAGTTCGATCCGGTCTGGGATATTCGCAACCTGCTGGATACTGAGTAAAGGAGGCCGACATGCCTGAATTTAGAGTAGGTGACAGGGTGCGCGTCTCCCTGGACGAGCGGAGATGTGTATACGGTGACTATGTGGACGGAGATGAAGGAGTGGTCATGTCGTCCCTTCAACGCGACGAAATTGAGCATCCAGGATCAGTACGAATAAATTTCGATACTAGAAACCGTTACAACTACATGGTAGATAAAAACGAATTGAAAAATCTCAGCTACCCCAACCCAGCCGACGCGCTATTCATTTAAAGGAATCATCATGGACAGACTTATTAAAATCTTGAGCCATCGACGCCCGGCGGGATCGACATCGGAAGCGTTCGTTATTAAGGAAGTAATTACGGACAAGTATCCGCATACCTTGATGAATGGTAACGTAGTGATCAAGGTGGGGGAATCCACTACGCTGTTCTCGTGCCACACCGACACGGTACATTCCAAGCCTGGGATTCAGCGCCTTGTATACGATGAAAATTTCGAGAGCGTGCACTTGGACAACGCACCACTGGTCAAGCCGCCGATTGATTCGCCCGATCGGCCGGCGGTGTTTGGAACCTACGACCGCGACTGCCTGGGGGCTGACGATGGGGCGGGGATGTACCTGCTTCTTGAAATGATCGACGCCAGTGTGCCGGGAACCTACGTGTTCCATCACAGCGAAGAAATAGGAGGGCTGGGTAGTCGTTCACTATCATTCAATACCGAGTTCCTGGGACGATTCAAACGCGCTGTGGCATTCGACCGCAAGGGTACAGGTGACATTATCGACCACCAGCGCGGCGGAAGGTGCTGCTCAGATGTCTTTGTCAAGGCACTGTCAGCGCAGCTCAAGGAGCAGGGGCTGACGTATGCAGCAGCAACGGGTAGTTTCACTGACACGGCGAACTACCGGGATACTATTCCCGAATGTACGAACCTTAGCTGTGGATACTACAACGAGCACGGTCCGAGCGAATGGTTGGATGTAGCACATTTGCACGCACTGCGTGACGCTGTAGTAAAAATTGACTGGGAAAGTTTACCCACAGCACGTGACCCGAAGGAAGTTTATATCCCGCCTGTTTACACAGGATACGACTGGGGCACCAAGTACAAAAAAACCAAACCGCTGACCATAGAGCGTTTGCGCAACATGAGTTTGTCACAGCTCGAAAGCGCCTGCATGTGGGACAGCGACGAAGTGGCCGCTGTAATATATGCCCACTTCCATCCGAAGAAGGGGTTAAAAAATGCTAACAAATAAAGACATTGACGAGGTACATAGCCGGCTCATTCGCATCGAATCGAAGCTATCGCGGTTCATGGAAGTATCAGGGTTTGGCGTTAACGGCGAACGTCTTGATCGGCAATACTGCATCATAGCCGGTGACACACCTGCTGTAATCTACGGTCCGTTCACCAATAAGAAAGAAGCAAAAGACTGGGGTCGTGCAGCGCTCGACGACTCGCTCTGGTATGTAGTTCCGCTTACGCTGGAGGTGTAACATGGTTAGGTTTGACGATATCCAAGAGGGAGACACCCTCCGGTTCACGAAAAGCGACGAAACCTCTCCTGGGTTCTACGGGGTCATATTCAAAGTGTTGAAAAAATATATGCTCAGTAGAGCACGTCCGCGTATCGACATAGAGCTAATAACACAAACAAAATACAGTACCCTTGAAACGGGCGCTCAGATAATCGGCGTAGCTTTCAGCGAAACTCGCTTCGAACGTGTGCATGCGAACCCTTCGTACTTGCTCTTTTCCTAGGAGGATGTAATGAATTACTCACAAGCAAGAAACTTACTCGACACTGCGCGTAATCGTGCTAACGGTAAGCCGATAGCAAATAATACCCGTATTTTTGACAGGGGTGATTACCTGGCAATCCAGTTGTACCGCACTGACATTATTAGATTCTATCCCGACGGACGTATCACTCTGCATCCCGGCAACTGGTACTCACACACCACGAAGGACAGAATTAACAGGTACACCGATGCCCGCATTTACCAACGGAACTT